CGCCCAGTGCGCCGTGTCGAGCTGGTTCTCTTGCGTGTCGTCGTCATTGTTGAGGATGATGACGGAGAAACCGAACTGCGCACTGTGGGTAAAGCGCGGCTCGCCGGCATTGGCGTCGCCCCACGGCTCAAGTATTTCGGGCAGCAGATAAACTGCCGCGTATGGCAGCTCGTCATCCTGGACGACATGCATCGGACTGCGGCGAAAGGTCTTGAACGGCACGAAGAAGCCGAGCTTCTTGAGCCGTGCAAGTATCCCGTCACGGATCAGCAGCGTATAGCTATTGGTCGTGTCGCTGATGGTCACGGCATTCATGGCGCCGCCACCTTGATCCGCTTGAGCACGAGCTGCGTGGCGCCTTGGCCGTCATGTCGTGTGTCCTCGATCTCGAATTGCCCGAGGCCCGACGTGATCTCCTGCACGACGCCGATCGTGACCTGATCGTACGTCGTCGGTAGAACCGTCAGCTCGCTGTCGCGGATGTCGAGCGTGGTGTACTGGTCGGAGAACGCACCACCGCCCTCCGTCGCCACCGTAAGCGGATCACTCGAAAAGATTCCGCGCACCGTATAAGGCGGCATGCCCGGTTGCGATCTAATGGGGAAGATCGAGACCGGGCGGCCGAAAGCATCCTGTGCCGCCTGGAGTACGGTTGCGTTGAAATCGATGGTCATTGCGCCACCGATTAGGTTGCGCCCATATGGCCAACCAGCAGCACGTTCGGGCGCGTGCAGTAGCAAAGCCCGTTGGTCTGCGTATCGAGATGGATGCCCTTGCCGTTGGGCATCGGGAACTGCTTGGCATACATGCGCTGCCCGAGCGTGTTCACGGTCTCGATGTAATCCGCCGGTGCGTATACGGTGCGGAATAGCCCTGGCACCAGCGGCATGATGTGGCACTTGTCGGTATCGACGAAGAGTTGGCCGCCGACCGAACCACGATAGTTCTCCCACACGATGCCGCCGAACTCGAAGCGACCGTAGGACATGCCGCCATGCACGTATCCCGTCCGCAGTTCCGCGGCCTGGATTTGATTGAGGAACGAGGCGCGGACTTCGACGTTGGCAATCAGGTTGTCGAAGAACTGATCGCCACAGATCGCGTACACGCCCGAGAACGGCACGCCGTCGAGCTGGGTCGCGATGCTGCGGATCGCCCCCGCACATTTCTGACGCACGATACCCGCGACCGGCGTGGCGTTGCTGAGGTCGAACAGCACCGCGGGGAGTTGCGAGACGCCGAACGTCGCAAACAGATCGAGGGTCGTTCCGTCCGCGTAGGTGATGACGCCCTTGACCGCGCCGACCCGCGAGTATTCGAGCGTGGCTTCCACCGATTGCGAATGCTGCTGCAGCCGTTGCGAGAGCATCGTCTGCACCGACATGAGACCGGTCGATTCACCGAACGGCCGGAGGTTCTGCACCTCCTCGGCCATCACCGAGTCGTTGATCTCGAAGTGCGGCACCGGGATCGCGAACAGGTGACGCTTGAACTTGTCGATCGCAAGACCGGGCCCACCGCGTGGTGTCGGTGGCACCAGCGCCAGGACGCCCTGGCGATCTTCGATCGTCGCGGTCGTCACGGAGATCGAGGTTTCCGTAAAGAGCCCCATCTTGCCCAGCAGTCCTGGGACAAAGCGGAGCTTGTTCACCGCGTCGGTGAGAGCAATCACCCCGAACGCGTTGTTGTTGAAGATGTCGAGTAACATTTCGAATCACTCCATCGAGGGATGCGCGCCGTCGCGGCGGGCTTCGGGACAACAAAAAAGCCGCGCTCCCGCGCGGCCTTGCGGCTCGTATATGCGGCTGATCGCTACGGTGTCGTGCGCGACCGCACGATGATGTGGGCCGCCGCCAGCGATGCGTTTGCTGCCACGACCAACGGACCGGTGTTGATGGTCGAATGGTAGGTGATCGTCGGCCCGTTGATTTCCGCTTCACGCGTGATCGCCGAGACCGGCTGATCAGCGCTGGTCGCATCAACCTGGTAAAGGTTGAGTGCTGCCGGCGTTTGCGATCCATCAGCCGCGGCAGGAGCGGAAATGAGGTATTTGCCGCTCGCCGTCACCTTGCCAAGCACCGTTCCGGCTTTGACGACTCCTTGACCGGACGCGATGACGATATTGTCTCGGCTCAGATGACCGCCCTGCTCCCAGAGCACGAATTCACCAGGATGCCGAGGTTCGGTAAAGGTTACCATGATGTCTCTCCATTCTCAGTTTGAACGATCGATCATTGTTTTCCCCACCTCGGGCATCACGACTCTTGCGTTCACCTCGTTGATCGCTTTCTGCCAAGAGTTCTGTGATTCCTTTTCGCTGCGCGCGGCGTCGTAGGCCGGCTGACGGCCAAGGATTTGGGTCTCGGCGTCGCGGAGCACACGCCGGTCCATCAGCTCGCGCCGCACCTGGGCGACCGGCGTTTTCTGTGCGATGAACTCGTGCGCGACCTTGGCCGATACGCCAGCGAGCGCGCACAGCTCCATCGTCTCCTTCATCTCTTTGCGACCATAGGGCCGAACGCCAGCGGCAACGCGGAGCGCCTCGACCGCTTTGCGCGAGGCCTTGCTCGCCCGCTCGGTGCTCACCGCGCCCTCGCCGAACAGCTCGGACTCCTCGTCCTCTTCCTCGTCGTCGTACTCCTTCGGCGCCACCTTTTTGGTCGCCTTGCCGGCATCGCCCGGTGAGCCCGTGCCGAAGAGATCGTCATCCTGCGCCTTCATCTTCGCGCTCCTCTTTCCCTTGCCGCCCTTCCTCGGAAGGTCGAGCGACGATGACTCGGTGTCCAAATCCTCGGGCTCGCTGCCGAGATCGTTGAACGGCGGGGTCGAAAGCCCACTCTCGTACGACTCCTCGACGCTCTTGCCGCCCTTGGCCGGCGGCACCATCAGGCCGTTCTCATCGACCGGAAGCAACGCCGTGTCGTCGAACGGATCGACCGAGCCGGTCTCGATCACGTTCTCGTCCTCATCCTCGTCGTCGTCCTTCGGGATGCCCCAGCCGGTCGCCACAGTGAACTCGGCCTGGATGCGCGCCTGGGCGGCCCTCGTCGGCAGCTTGCGGATGTCGAAGCACGCCGTCATCTTCACCGGGTCCGCGACCTCGTCGGTGAGCCCGAACGCCATCGCCTCGGTCGCATCCATCAACCGCGACTCGGCCATGAGCACCGTCATCTCTTTGGCCGTCTTCTTGCCGTTCGAGCGTGCCGAATAGCACTGGGCGAAAACTTTGGTCATGCGTTCGAGATCGTCGGCCATCGCCCGCATGTCGTCGACATCGCCCATGACCATCGCCTGAGGCTTGTGCAGCATCAGGAACCCGTTCTTCGGCATGGTGATCTTGTCGGCCGCCATGGCGACCAGCGACGCCGCCGACGCCGCCACACCATCGACCTTGGCGGTGATGCGCGCCGGATGAGCCTTGAGCATGTTGTAGATCGCAAGGCCGTCGAAGACGTTGCCGCCCGGCGAATTGATCCGCAGCATGATCTCCTTGACCTTGCCCAGCCCCTGCAGCTCCTTGTGGAAGTCCTTGGCGGACAGACCACCGCCGAACATCCCGGGGCCGATCTCATCGTAGATGAGCACCTCCGCGGTCGACTTGTCGTCCTTGGCCTTCATCTGGAACCAGGGCCGCGGCGCACGGGCGCTGTAGCCGTTGCCGGCCTGGCTCTCGCGCTCGCCGCCGCGACGCCGCGGGCGCCGATCTTCGCGCTCCTCGTCGTCGCCTTCCTCTTCGTCATCATCATCATCGTCGTTGTCGTCGCCTTCGTCATCGTCCTCCTTGCGGGCGCGGGCGCGACGGCGGCGCTCGTCCTCGTCGTCCTCTTCCTGGGCAGTGATGTTCGGCATGGCGTTAGCCTCTCGGTATGTGCGGTAGCAAACGGCCGCCCGCTGTTCTTGATCGGGGAAATCGTCGGCGAGCTTCTCCATGCACCGGCTGACGTAGTCGCTTTCGGATTCGCCACCGCCTGGCTTCGGGATCGGCATCGTTGCCTCCTGGGCTTGCGCCTTGACGCGCCACCCTGGCGCGAATAAATACTAGGTGCATGGCTGACATCGTTTACGCGAGCCTCGACGGCAACCCCACGCTCTACACCCACGGTGAGGCCTGGTGGTTCGTCGATGGCAAATGGCACGAGATCGATTCGTCCGAGGTCGGCTACAACGCCGCCGTCATGAGCAGGCAAGCGTTCGAGGAACGCTGGCCTCAGCTCCCGAACCTGCCCAGCTCGTCCTTCCAGGCCCTCGGCACATCGAGGCCGTGGTAGAAGCTGCTCATCTCCCGGTTCGCTTCTTCTTTCGCCGGCCCTGGCGGCAACGTCCGGGCCCGCTCGTAGAGTGCGTGACCCTTCGTCTGCTTCGCGACCAGCATGATGGTCGGCCAGAGCTGCACCTCGCCCATCATCCCATCGGCAAAGCGCAAGGTGACCTTGCGATCGAAGTAGCCGACCGGCTTCATCTGCCAGCCCTCGTCGGCCACCAGATATTTTTGCTTCAGCCGATCGATGATCGCGTCGGCCTGCTCGGGCGATGAGACCTCGAACCCGAGGCGCACGGCGTCGGAGATCGACTGCGGCTTGCGGCCGGCGAGCTTGAGCTTCTCCTCGATCCGCTCCCGCTTCTTGATGCCAGGATTGTGCAGCTTGGCGCCGGTGTCGCGCTCGATCTGCTGCGCGAGGGTCACCAGCTCGCCCTGATCGGCGGGCGCATGCTCGACCAGGCTATCGACCGAGGTGTGCGGTGACGCCGCAACCCAGGCGGCCTTGATCTTGTCGGCGTTGGCGATCGACGGCTTGACCGCAGTCGTCTTGCGCTCTGGCGCGGCCTTTTCGCGCTTGGCCTCGCCGCCGCCTTCCTCGCCGCCGCCCTCCGGGGCAAAGCTCCCCGGCGTCGTTCCGGGTGAAGTCTTGCCGCGCTTGTGCTTCGATTCATCCCACGCGATTGCCGCCAGGCGCGCAGCTCGCCCCTCGGCCCGCCGGGATCGAGCACTCGGCTCGTGACGCGGTGCATCCGCACCCCATCTGGCCAATTCGCGCTTGACGCTGCAGCACGGACAAAAGCCCATGCTGGCGGTTGCTTTCGACGGCCCCTTCGTCGGCTCGCCGGTTTCGATCATGCAGTCTTGTGGTTCGCGATCCTCGTCCCAGTCACCGGCATAGTGCAGCTTGCCGTCCTTGTCTTTCCTGAAATAGTGCATGTGCGAGAGCGGCGGATAATACGCGTGCACGGTGATGTCGCGCTTCTGGCCTGACTCGGCGGTGCCATACATTTCGTGAATGTAGGGCGACTTAATTTGTACGGTTTGCTTTGGCTTTAGGATTTGTTCGCCAAAACGCGACTCCAAACCTTCCTTGCTTTTCGCTTTGTCGAGATACCCTTCGCCGGTACTATACGCGCGATTGCCGACGTTGCCGCGCAACACCGAAACGCCGACCTCGGATTCGAGATGGTCATGGATGCTGGTGATGTCGTTCTTGCTCCATGTGAGCAACCACATGGTGGGCACGCCCTTTTTCGTATCGCCCTTGTGCAGCAGAAGGATCGGCCCGAAGCGAGGGGTGGTGCCGACTGTCGTCGCTTCCTCCTGCTTATACGAATCGACGAGCTTTTCGATTTCATCGCCATGCGTGAGGCACAGCCATTTCGACAGGTCGGCCGCACCGGCGCGACTCCCTCGGCCCGCCATCGCCTCGACGTGATCCTCGATCGCCTTTACCAGGCTCTCAGGGACTTCGGGCGAGGCCTTTTTGTCGCCGCCGACATCCACGCCAACCTGCTTCTCTTCGCCGCCGCCAGCACCGGCTTCGCCGTTCCCCTTCTTCTTGAACTCGCCGCTGCTGTGACCAGGCGCGCTCGGCCCACGCGGATGTTGAGACTCCTCGAAGGCAACTGCCGCCAGGCGGGCGGCTCGCGCCGCAGCTCCGCGCGATCGAGCGCTCGGCCTGTTCTCACCGAGAAAATCCGCAATCACGTCATCAGCCCATCCCATGGCGCGTAGGCGCTCGCGCGTGACCTCAAGCGCATCGTCGTGATCGCCTGCGAGGATTTCCTCGTGCAGCTTGGCGTCCTGCTGCTTGCCGGCAGCGTCGAGGTAGAAAAGCTCCCCCCGTTCAGGCACGGTACGCCCTCGCTATGTAGTCGTTGAACCGCCGCATGGTGTCACGATCATTGAGATCGAGGCGACCAGCCCAAAAATTGTCGGTCAGCAACGCCTTACCGTATTTCGAATCGGCAATCGCCCACAGCGTCTTGGGATCGTCCGACTTGAGCAGTTCGAGCAAGCGCTGCTGGTCGCCCTGATCCTTGATGATTGGTTTCTCGTTTTCGTCGGCGCCCTCCTGGACGAGAGCGCGCAAATGGTCCCGCAGATAAGCCCATGACTTCTTCGACGGCGCAAAGCCGTATCGGGCCCACGCGTAAGAGCCGACATCGACATTGGCGGTGAGGTCCACACACTGGATACCCAGCTCGCGGTACTTCTCGATGTTTCCGGCGAGCATTTTTTTGCCGATCGAAAGCCCGGTGAACTCCTCTTCCAGTCGAAAATAATCGTCAACGGCTTCCTTGCGTTTGAAATCGATCTCGCGTCGATAGCTGCCCATCTTCTCGCCATCAGACGTGCGCAGGTCTCCCTTCAGGGTCCACGCGCCATCGCCCTCTACGCCGATCTCCATCGTGCCGTTCAAGCCGTTGAGGAACTCCTTGCGGAACTGCTCGGGCGGTTGATCGACGCGCTCGTTCCAATCGGCGAGGAACTTTTGCTGCGCGCGCGGATGCATCAGGAGTTCGATGCCGGCCTTCTTGAAATCGTCGGCAGTCGTCTTCGTGGTCGGAGGCTGAAGCGGTTCAGCCAGCTCCTCACCGAGACCCGGTATCCCGACCCTGCGCTCGGACGCACCGCCGCCGCCCTCGCCCTTCTTCGTGAACTGCCCACCCTTTTCGGGCGTTCCCTTCGGTACACGCGGATGCTCGGATTCTTCGAAGGCGACGGTCGCCAATAGAGCCGCCCGAGCTGCGGCGTGTTCGCCACGCGCGCTCACCTTGACCGCCGGCCGCTTGTCGCGCCGCTCGGCCAGCACGCGCTCGGCCATGGCGATGTATTCGCGCGCGTCGTCCTCGCCGTCCTCACAGGCCTCGTGCATCTCATCGAGGAACGCCCGCCACTCGGCCTCGGAGCCGAACAGCTCATGCGGTGGGTCAACCAGGAGACTCATTCACGCTCCTTCGCCAGCTTGGTCGGGTCGATCTTGCGTGACGCCAGAACCTTGCTGAATGTGTCGTCCGCGATCTCGGCCTGCGCCTTCAGCTCATCGGCAAATTTCTCGAAAAACTTCTCGTCCTCTGGCGAATGTGTGTAGGCGTAATGGATTAGCCCAGCCTTATCGGCCGCCATGTTGAATGCATGCTGATCGATTTTCGTGAGCGCGTGGTTGATCTCCGTCGTCGTCGCATGTTCGTCATCGAGGCGTACCGCCGCCCGGCCCAGCGGACCAAGCGGATAGCCTCGATCACTCACGCGTCGTGCAATCGTCCGCATGATCCCGGCCATCTTTGTCGGCCATACAGCGGTCGGATTTTTGGCCGTTCGCCCCGCGATCGAGACCGAGTAGGTCGTGCCATTGCCGGTGCCGGAATGCGCATGCACCGTCATGACATTCGGCGATTTCGATAGATAATTGATGTCCTGCGTCGAGATCGGCAGGCCCGATGGATGATTGTGGTGAAAGTCATGCGGTATCGCCGTCATCTCGTCATGCAGCTCGTCCGACACTGGAACATTGTGCTCTCCACCGGGAATGACGGTGATCTGCGCGCCCTCGGAAAGATCGCCGCCTTTCTGCACGAGAACGCCATATTCGCGATGCGTGCCACCGAGCTGCACGACCGCCTCCTGCGCCTGGCGGTCGAGGTCTGCCGGTTTCCCCTTCTGTCGCCACTGCTCATGTTCCGGCGCCGTCGAGGATGGCGGCCTGGTCGCGCCGTGATGGCGCTTCTTGGTCGCCTCCTCGTAATTATGGACGATCTCGTTCGCGCCCTTCGTCCACCGCCCGCCTTCCTTCGTGCCCTTCGGCTCGCGCGGGTGCTTCGCTTCGTCGAACTCGGCCGTGAACGGATCGATCCAGGCAGCGGTGATCGGCGCCTTCGTCACCGGATCGGCGCGCAGTCGAATGCCGGGCCCATCGCGCTCGAAGATCGACCACTCCTGCAGCTCGGCCGGCAGCTCGCTCTCGTCTTCGACCGTCCATGGCTTGGGGACCTCGCCCCAGTTCAGCTCGATGTAGTTCCGGCGATTGACTGCAACGCTGTTGGCGCGCATCCACGCGACGAGCGGATCAGTACCAATCCGGTGGCCGGTAGCCATTGCTCACGACCCGGCGGCGCGCCTCATCGAGATCGATCACGCCGTTGTGGTAGTCGGTCCAAATCGCGTTGGTGCGCTCCAGCGCTTTCTTGCTCTCACGGCCATAGAGACCACGCTGCGCTTCCCAGGTGAGCGATTGCAGCGCGCGCGGCGAAAGACCGAGTTCGTGCGCGGCCTCGCGGTACGCGGTCGCGTAGATCGCATAGGTGCCGGAATTGCCGGTGGCCGCCGATTCGCTCGCGTTGCGGAAATTCTTCGGCGCGTCCCCCTTCTGAGGACTGCTGTGCAGGCTGTGCAGCACCGCCGTCGATGATCCGGCATAGGGCTGGAGCCATCCGGCCCCCGTCGCATGCGTGTCGATCGTCACGTCATCGTTGGTCGAGTACGGGTCGAGGAAGTTGTTGTAGAACGAGCGCACCTTGTGCGCCGCGCCCATCGCCTGGCTGATGATCTTCCGATCGCCACCCGATTCGAGCGCGATCACCGCATTGGCGATGTTCACGTTGGTTTGCCAAGCCGCCGACCAATTCTCGCCCGCTTTGGTTTTGACATAGCCGTCCTCTTCGCCTTCCGGCGTGACGATCTTGAAGGAACGGTCGCTATAGGTTTCGTCAAAGGTTCGAATCCACTCGGCCTTTTGCACCGGATCGGTCAGCTCGCCGAGCTTCTTGCCGCGCACGGTTTTCAGGACTGCCTTCTGCGGCTTGGTTTTCCAGATTTGACGGGCGGTCTTTTCCATCTCGGGCGACCACGCCGTGTCCTGCTGCGTCTGGTAGATGTCGATCAGCCGATCGCCCAGGTAGACGTTCTGATACCAATCCTTTTGCGGACTGAGCGCCGCATAGGCCCCGGCAACCGCGGCATCGTTGAGCCCATACTGCCGCGCCTTGCGATCGACGATGCGTCGCGCGCCTGCGTACCAGTCGGCCGATCGATCGCGGATGTCGGTCGGCATGTTCTCGTACAGGAATTTCAGGTTCGACTTCAGCCGGTCGATCACGTTGCGCGCAATCTGCTCGGGTGTGCCATCGGTTTCCTCCGGTCGCAGACCGGGATAGTCCTCGGCATTTTTGAACAGCGCCATGTCGCTCGCGAACTTTTCCGGCTCGCGGCGCAATGCATCGAGATCGGGATGCAGATAAACCTCATCGCCATTCTCGACGTTGCCCTTCACGCCCCACGGGAGGCGCGTCGAGATTTGCAGCGGATGACCCTGGCCGCCGACCAGCACATTGATGCCGGCGTCACGCGCCGCCTTGGCGTATTCCTCGACGCTCTTGCGCGCCTCGGCCTCGGTCTCGGCCGGCGTGGTCGCGGCTTTCTGCGTCGGCGGGATCGAGGACTTGGATTGGAAAACGACGCGGCCGGCTACGAGATCAACGCCGCCGCCGCCTTCCTCGGGAGCGAAACTTCCGGGCGTCGACTCGGGCGTGGTCTTGCCGCGCGGATGTTGCGCCTCGTCGAACTCCTTGGCGAAAATTTCGAGCGGCATGCGCGCCCGTGCGCCAGTGAATGCGTGGCGGATGTTGCGCGGATTGAAGATCACATAGGCGATCGGATCATCAATGCCCTCGGTCTCCATCGGCGCCGTGTTGATGTACTTGAGCCCGAGATAGCCGTGACGCTCCATCTGCTCGTGGAATAACTCCACCGCTTTCACGCGATCCTCAGTGTCGAAAATCGTGCTCGGTCGATCGGCCAGATATTCGTCGATGCTCTTATATGTCGAGCCAAACCGAGGGCTCGTCCATGGTTGATCGTGCGCAAGCGCTTCAGCGCCGTGCTTCGCTTCCTCTGTGGTGAGGTGCAAATCTCGCTCGATCTGCCGTGCGAAAAGATCGGTATCCTCACGAAACGCCGTGCCGTAAACAAGCCGCGCAATCTTGTCCTGATCGATCTCGACGTTGCCAGGCTTTTTCGGTTCGGCCGGATTTTTGACCCACCGCAGGTGCTTTTGCTCGACCTCCAGCAAATGCTCGTCAGTCGGAATGCGTAGCTCGTAAATTCCGCCTTTGTGGGTTTCACCCGGTGCCCGCGTATCGCCTGGACCAAGCTTGGTGAAATACTCGGCCATCTTCGGGTCTTTGGCGACATGCACACCGATCGCTCGATCGATCATCAACTCGTTCTTCGGATCGGGAACGGTGAACCGCTCAAACCCGGCTTGCTTCGATCCGTGATAAGCCGGCTGCGTCGGGCCGTTGTAAAGGCCTTCCTCGCCGTCTTTCGTCCACTGGCCGCCCTCGGGTGATCCCTTGGGTGCGCGCGGCTGCTCAGGATCAAAGGCGAAAAACCGTGCCGCGACCTTCAGCGGTTCGGCTTGCGGTCGGGCGGCTCGCGCGAGGGCTCGGAGGTCTTCGGTGAAGGCTGGGACGCCTCGGCCTTGGGCGAGGCTTTCGCCGAGCCGGGCACGATAATCATCGAGCGCCGCGACGGCATGTGCCCCAGCTTCGCGTTCAAGGGATGAACTGTAACCCCGCCAATCTTTCGCATCGCCGATCCTTTTATCCACGATCGCCGCGGTCGGCAACACGTCGGCATCAATCCCGGCATCGGCCAGCGCGCCCGCGAGCTTCATCACCGCCGCATCGGCACGATCCGCGATCGTCGCCGGGCCCTTGGGTACCGCGTGGGTTTCCTCGATCCAGCGGCGCGGCAACTTTTCCTTCATCCAATCCGATCCGACGCCCGAGCTGACGAGCTTGCCATTCACCAGCGTCCAGATGTCGGTGTTGAGAAGATAATTCTCTTTGGTCAGCTCGACGCCGAGCGCCTTTGCCACCGGTCGGTGGATCGCCTCATAGGCGTCCCACACATAGAGGTTGCCGGCGTCATCGCGGATCACCCGAGCCTCGGCAAAGTCCGTGTTCTTGAGCAAGTCCTTGATGTCGCGCTCGCGCGGATTGACCAGCACCTCCATCGGCTGGATCGAGCCCATCGGGTTGATCATGACCGAGGTCGTCTCCGCACGCGGGCGCTTCGCGATGCCCTCGGGGATCAACAGCGTGATGCCGGTGCGACCCTCGCCGTCAACCGTCTGCGTGAAGCCGGCGAGCAGCTCAGGATCGACCTTGCGCGCCACCTCGGCGAGCTGCTGCGGCGTCACCCCAGGCTTGGTCGGGATGATGTCGAGACGGAGATCGCGCGCGGCCGGGAAGCCCTCGGCATCGCGAACGACCCACACCTCCTTCTGCGGGCCGAGCACATGCGCGATGGCCTCGGCCGCAAAAGTCGCGTCAGTTGGTTTCCCGTGAAACTCGCCGACCAGGGTCGGCTCCGACGAATATTCGCCGGTCGAGGGGTCGGTCCAGCCGCCGACCACGTGATGGGTCGCCAGCACGTTGGCGCCGGCCGCCTTGGCAATCTGCTCGGCGACCTTCTCGGCATCGCCATAGCCGACCGAGCCGGCGCCGATCGCCTTCTGGAGCGGGGACCCCTCGGGGAGTCCTAATCCGAACGGGACAGTCTGACGCTGATCGCCGTCGCCGACCAGGCCGGGCTCGCTTGATTTTTTTTTTGACCCGGTCTCGACCCCGTCGCCCGCCTTCGTGAACTGTCCGCCCTCGGTCGTACCCTTGGGCACCCGCGGATGTTGCGATTCCTCGAAGGCCTCGATCCTCTCGCGCATCGAGGCGGTGAGCTTCTCCAGCACATCGTCGTCGAGATCGATGCCCTGATCCTGGAGCATCTCCTTGATGTCGGAGCCGTCAAACTCCTTGCCGCCACCCTCTTCCTGGCCTGGCTGACCGGGCTGGCCGGGCGCACCGGGCTTGCCTTTGCCGGTGCCCGCCGGGAAGTCGAGACCGAGCGCCTTTTCGCGGAGATGGTCCTGCTTGATCCGCATGTCGGTGTCGAGCGGATCGTCGCCCATCTCGTCGATCACGTCAGAGCGCGACTTGAAGCCGGCATCGACTGCAAGCTTCTCGGCTTGCTGATCCTTGAGCGGATCAACCCATTCGAACTTCGGCGGAATCCATCTCACGGAGAGATTCATCCGCGGGTCTTTGGCGAAGTCCGGGATGTCGATCGACTCCGAGAGCACCGCATCGCGCAGCCACCGCTCCCAAATCGGCCGACACATCTGATGGACGATGACGTTGTTCTGCACCTGCGCCAGGCGGCGGCGGTACTCGACGATCGCGCCACGCAACGAGCTGTAGTTCGCATGCCGCAGATCGCCGGCACCCAAGGTGTACGGCACGCCCATCGCCTGGAACACGGGCAGGAGCTGCCGATACTGGAACGGCTCGTAATCGCCACCGACCGCGGCCGGCGCCGAGAACGTGATGTCCTCGCCGGGCAGTAGCGTCTGGATCGTCCCGGGCTCCAGCGTCACCAGGCCTTCGTCAGGCTCCCACGGATACGCCGGCCCGCTCTGATCCTGGATCAGCATTTCCTCGGGCTGCGGCGACTTGACGAAGCCGGCGAACATCGCCGCGACTTTCTTACGGTCCAGCTCGGCGTCGTCGTACTGATCGAGCATGAACAGCTTGACCAGAGCCGAGGCCACCATCGGCACGCCGCGCACATCACCGGGCCGCCGCGGCTTGAAGATGTGCAGAATCTCCTCGGCCGGCACGCGCACCCGAAAACGGAAATCGCGCAGCGGCGTAATGATGATCTGCCCGGGGTGATACGGCCAAAAATGATAGGCGACGCGTTGGTGCCTGTTGTCGAACTCGACGCCGTTCATGATCAGGTTGCCGTTCTCGGCGAGCAGATTGTACGAGAAATCGAGCATGTCCGACTCGATCACGTGGAGCTGCAGCGGCACGCACAGCCCATCCTCGATCGAACGCGGCCGGTAGCGCAGGAACACCTCGCCGGCCTCGAACAACGCGCGCGCGACCAGCTCCTGCAGGCCATAGAAATCGACCATGCCATCGGAGTCGCACTCGCACGCCCATTGCGCCCACAGCTTGTTGACCTCGGTGCGCAGCGTGGGATCGGGGATCAGCGACGATGGCCGGATGCCGGTGCCGATCAGGTTGCCGCAATAGGAGTCCGCCGCCGATGCCGCGTGCGGGTTGTTGCGCACCATGTCGCGGGCGCGGTCGCGCAGGATTTCGCCGCCCTGCGTCACCAGGGTGTTGATGGTGCCCTTGTTCGGGAGCCACTGCGACAGCCGGCGGCGCGCGTTGGCGGCTTGGAAGCCCTGCTGCGACGGCGACCACCACGGGCCACCTGGTTGCCACGCCCAATCCTGCTGCGCCTTGGCGCTCGTCACCGCGCCCTTCGGCCGAACCCGGATGCGCGCCGAATTCACCCCGTCGCCGAACATCATGCCGGCGGGGTCCTTCGTGCGAGCGTCCACTTAGAGGCCCTTCCAGCCCCTGGTGCGGGTGAGGAACGTGCGGGTCGGCGGGCCGAACAGGTAATTGTTGACCATGTGCAGCGCCAGCCGCAGCTCGTCGAGTGAGCGATAGGTCACGCTCTTGCCGTTATAGGACACGTGCAGCGTCCCGGACGCGATGGCCTGTTCGAGCGCTATCTTTTCGGCCAGCGTAAACCCGGATGGCGCCGTCGTCGGGTCGAGCGGAGGATTCATCGAGACCATTGGTCAGCTCCGAGATCAGCTCATGTACTGTGATCGCATGGTGCGCCTCCAGCGCCCTTGCGGGCGCCACGGGCGATGCGGAATGCCGGGGGCGGCCTGGGGTGCCTTCGGCGGTTCTGGCGCACGGACGGCCAGCGGATGAGGCTCCGTAGGCGGTTCTGGCACCCTCTGGGGCGGCGGCGGACCGAACAGCGACTTTACCGGCGGCTCAGCCGGGCGATTGGCCACGGGCGCGGGCTCGATCGGAACCGGCGCCGGCTCGAAGCGGACCGGCAGCGCCTGGCGGGCGGCCAGGGCATAGACGAAGGTGTCGAAACTTTCATTCCGGGCCCCGGCCGGCTTCTCCCATACCCGCACCGGATGCCCGAGCCTGTAGCGCGTGATCACCCGCTCGCAGGTGAGCTGCTCGAAATACTGCGCATTGAAGTCGGTGCCGACCGGGAAGTGGATGTAGCCCGGGCCCGGCTTCTGGATACGCAGCCGCCCGTAGATCGCGTCCTTCGCGGTATCGACGCCGACGACATAGAAGTCTTTCTTCGCCTTGCTCTCGCGCTTGGGCCAGATCGGGCGTGCGCCGCTCACGCCTTTGATGGGGAGCACCTTGCGCCCACGCCGCGCCTTGCAGAATGCCAACACCTGGTTGCCATGATGGCCGCCGGTGTCGATGCAGGTCGCGCTGATGCGCAGCGTCCGATCATCCTCGGTCGGATAGGTCTTGAGCAATTGCTCGTCGAGTTCGTCCCACAGCAACCGCTGCGCCGGATCGCCGGGCAGCACGTGGTACTCGATCGCCCAGCACTCCTCGCGCACACCGAAGCCGAGCACCTGGCATTCGAGTCGATCGCCCTGCACGTCAACGCCGGCCACGATCATCTTGACGCCATCGGGCAGCAGCTCGGGCCCGTACTGCTCACCGCGCGACACCAGCGACGACGACTCCACGACCTCGGCCGCTTCCTCCCACGGCTCGCCGAGCACGGTGTTGACCCACACCTGCAGCAGCTCGGGAACGTCCTTCGCCTTGAGGAACTCGACCACGATGTCGGTCAGCGTCAGCCACGGCGAGATGAAGCCCGGGATGTGAAACCCCGCCGTGCCGTTGAACGGCGCGGTCGAGCGCCACTCGCCCTTCGACACCGCTTCCCAGCGCGCGACATCGTCCCACGGATTGCCGCAGTGCTCACAAACGTAATAGGCGGTCTCGGGCTTGTGCGGCCAGTACTGCGCGCCCACGGCACGCTTCTCGCCGTCGAGCGCTTTATCCCAGCGCACATTTTCCCAGCGCAGCGTTTGCTTCTCTTCGCATTGCGGACAGGGAACGTAGAACCGTCGCTGATCGGACTTCAGCCATTCGCGCCAGATCACCGATGTGGCCTTTCGCCCCGGCGATGAGCCGAGCAGTGTCTTGCGGTTCCAATAGGTGGTCTGTCTCTTCGCGGCGAGCTGCAGCGGATCGCCCTCGGTGCCGGCCGAGGTCTTGAAGCGATCGACCTCATCGGCGAACACGATGCGGATCGGCCGCGCTGCCAGGCCCGCGGGCGCGTTCGAGCCGACGATCGCCATGTAGCCGCCGGGGAACGATTTGAAGCGCAGCGAATTTTCCGTGTACCGACTGATCGGTTGCCGCACGAGCCCGCGCAGCACCGGCGTGTCGCGCACCATCGGCGCCAGCCGTTCCTTCGACCAGGTTTCGCCCGCGTCGATGGTCGGCTGCAGGATCAGGATCGGGCAGGGGTCCTGATGCACCATGAACCCAAGCGCGTTGAGCACGCATTCGGTGAAACCGACCTGCGAGGCCTTCGGCACCACGATCGTGTGAATCGTCGGGTCCGAGAACGAGTCCATGATGCCGCGTTGGTACTCAGCGCGCGCCGTCACCCACCGTCCGGGCTCGGCCGCTGCTTCCATCGACAGCTCGCGATAAACGTCAGCCCACTGGCTTACTGTCAGCTTTGGCGGCGGCGACCACGCCTTTAGCGCGGTGCACACCATTTCGACGACGCGGGTACTCTTGGCCCGGATCGAGATCGACTTCGGCAGCTCCTGCAAGCTCGCCGAGTGCGGCTGATAGTTCACTGTCGAGCAACTCCCGGATTTTCGTCGGGCTGGAGATCAACGCCAACCGCGGCGCCATCTTCGATGGGATCGCGAGCATCCTGGCTTTGGCGACCGCGACCAGATCAGTCCAGACCGTTTCGACTTCCTCGGCCGAGACGAGATCGCCGACCAGGCGCGCACGCTCGACCTCGGCGATGTCGGCCTTCATCTCGTAGAGGCGCGCTCGTTCGGCGGAAAATTTCTGCGCCGACTTCACCGACTTCGAGCCGCCGTGCCGCATGCGCAGGAACTCGATGTAGGCTTGCACGCACGGCACCAGATCGTACTTGCCGTCCGAGTTCGGCAGCGGGATCACTCCTTGCTCGGCCAGCCGGGTGACGTGGCGCGGCGTAAGCTTGAGCACCTTGGCGATGGTTTCAGACGGATAGAACGGCATGAGGCCCCAAGAAAAAGCGTTGCCGGATGGGTTGGCATTCACCCGGCAACGCTAAAGGAGGTGCATTCAAGCAAAAAGAGGTCGAGCGCGCACCATACCACAGCTCACTTCGGTCTGCGAGTCTTCATCGCGCGCTCCATCGAATCCGGGAACGCCTTCATGATCTCGTCGGCCATGTGCGTTTGAAAGTCGGCGTAGAACGGCACGTCCTTCGGCTCGACGATCGATCGCGCCAGCACATACATCATCTGCAGCCCGCGCGCGACCCGCTGATAGATGACGTTGCCGCGGATGAATGAGTCGGGCAGGTTCCGCGGCTTCTGCGAAACCGGGACACCGGTCGCATCCTTGCGCACATACTTCGGATTGGGGATCGCGAACCGGCCGCGCGCGCTTTTCGTGCCGCCCTCGGCGTGCAGCTTCAGCTTCACCGATTTGTTCAGCGCGTCGAAAATTGTCACGGTCAGATTCTGCTTGGTCGCCTGCTCGACGCGCAGCGCCGCCCGAATGAAGTTCGGGTTGCGCACCTCAACGTGCTGCGGCCAGGTGTTGTCGATCATGAACTGGCGCGTCACGAACGCGGCGTGGTTCATCGCGTTGGCGAGCGCGAACGGAATCTGATCGGCCGCGGCGTTCATGCGCGCCGCCAGCTCCTCGACTTCCGTCATGTCGATCGTGAGCCAGTCGCTTGCCGTTGCCATCGCGGGCCCCTTGAAAATGCGGGCGTGGCGCCCCATATTTCAGGTGTCAGGGAACAGCCCAACACCCCTGAGTGATCCGAAAGGCACTGCACGGTGCGGGCTTTCCCCCAATGGTTTGGGTGACGGAACATCCATTGCAGGCCCCACAGCGGATCAGCGTAGACCGAGAAAAGCGAACAAAACAACGGCGCGAAGGGTGAAAATCCCTGCCACGGAAGGGTCATGAGAGGAAAAGGGCCGCGTACCAGTCCCGCTCGGCGGACTCGCCGTCGAGCTGCCGGGTCGAGACTGCTTTCCCCTCAGCGGGGTGCCCGGGTTCCCCTCAGCGGGGTGCCCGGGATCGTGCCCCGGGGCGCTGGCAGAGGGGAAAAATTCCACCTCCGGTCATCTTGAAAATCAGGGCGCCACGCCCTATATTTCAAGTGGAGGAAGAAAGATGAGAAAGACCCGAAAAACCTGGTTGCACAAGACCCTCGCCGCCCTGGTGGCATGGGCCGAGACGCTCCTGCCGGCGGGCCCCGAGCCCAAGGCAGTCCCCGCCAGAGCGCTCCACCTGGCCCTGCGAGCCGAGAGGCACGCGCGATGAACGGCCTGAAGTGGAAACACCCCTACCGAAACGAGGACGCGAGGCGCGAGCGCCTCGTCCGCGAGCTGGCCTGGGCCACGCGAACCAACTGGAAGCCAGCCGGCGAGGGCGAAGGCCTGGAAGCCATCCCCGAATTCCTGCGGCGGAACACCGAGGCCGAAGGAGAACGCATATGACCTGGAAACTTCGCAAAGCCAATGGCGCCGAGCTGAACATCGGCGACACCCTGGTCACGTTTCGCGGTGACACCGTGACCCTGACCGGCATGCGACCCCCGCACAAGCCCAGCTCAAGCGGCCACGTAGCGCTGACTTGGGCTGATGGCAGCGAGCTGGAAGTCTACCCCGGCGTGGTTGACGCCTGGTTCGAGCTGAAAGGAGACGACGAATGACCGAGTACAGAATGGTGAGCACGCACACGCTCGAAGGGCAGAAGGAAGCCGAGCGGCTTCATGCCGCCGGATGGAAAACCGTTCGGGTCGGGCTGTTCGCAATCTGGTTCGAACGCAAGAAGGGAAACCGAACATGAAAGTCTACGCCTGCCCCATCCCGGCCCCCACACCGGACTATGCGAACTACGACCGCGACAAGGAGAACGCCGCGATCGAGGCCCACAAGCTGCGGCTAACGTCGTGGCTGAAAGCCAACGGCTACACCGGCAAGCGCACCGGCGAGATCGTCCGATTTCCAGTCGCTGATGGCTACGCCGAGTACATGCTCGGTGACGGCCGCAAGTCGATCCTGGTCCACCTGCCTTACTACGACGGTTACCAGTACGTCGACGTTCGGTTTCTGCCCAAGGCCGAAATCATCCGCCGCATCGACGCCGACAAAAAATTCACCGCGCTGTTCACGAAAGGAGACGCCTGACGCCATGACCGACACAACACCCCGCCTCTACGTCGGGACCTACGCCAAGTACAACAACGGGTCGCTCGCCGGCAAGTGGCTCGACCTGGAGGACTACGCCGACAAGGAGGATTTCCTCAAGGCCTGCGCCGAGCTGCACAAGGACGAGGACGACCCCGAGTTCATGTTCCAGGACTTCGAGGGTTTCCCCCGCACGATGTACTCCGAGTCGTACGTGAGCGATGAGCTGTTCGATTGGCTCGCCCTCGATGAGAACGACCGCGAGCTGCTCGCCGTCTACCAGGACGGCGTCGATCAGAGCGGCACGATCGAGCAGGCGCGCGAGGCCTACGCCGGGACCTACGACAGTCCGAAGGCCTGGGCCGAGGAGTTCCTGGACTCGACCGGCGCGCTGGAAAAAATCCCCGAGAACCTCCGGTACTACTTCGACTACGAGGCCTACGCGCGCGACGCCCGGGGCGATCACTACTTCGTCGAGCATGATGGCGACACGTGGGTTTTCTACGCCGGATGATAAAAGGAGCAACGACGATGACGATGACCAAGAAAGAACGCGAGCGCGCGAGCCATCTGCGCGCCGAGCTGACGCGGATGTCCCGCCAGGGCTGGAAGGACTCGCGACCGCTTTCATACAAGCCGCTCGAACGCGAGTTGGCCGAGCTGGAGGAGCGCGCCAACGCGCGATCGGTCAAGCCCGAGGAGATCGTTGCGCGCTACAACGCTGCGACCGAGGCACTCAAGATCACCTCGCGCATGAGCTACTCGCCGCGCGGCGGATGGTTCACTGTCCGCACCGGCATCTATGACTCGGTGCCGAGCAAGTATCTCCGCGACGGCGCTCTGCGTGCGGCAATCCACCGCGAAGAACAACTCGCCAAAGAGCGCGAACAGAACGTCCGCAAGTCGGCGCGGACTGCGCGCGGCGTGATGCTCCCCCAGGTGCATCTCAACGGCACGTCACGCGACGAGCTACTCGCGCAAGTCCGCGAGGCGCACATCCAGATCAAGATCGCGATGGACGCCTTGTGCAAGGCCGCACCGCACGGACGCGACTACTACACCATCCCTGGCTACGCCGAGAACGAGGCGATCAACCTCGCGCAGCGCGACCACGAAGGGCGCGTCAGGGCGCTCAACTCGGTGCTGCGCGATCTCCAGGAGATCAGCGACCACCTGCTGAAAGGAGACAACCGATGACCCTCAACCGCGTCCTGATGCTGTCCGAAGCGCTCAGCCAATTCGTCGAGAACAACGATCCCGACGACCTGGATGACCACGAAAAATTTCCCGGCCTGGTCGCGCGGTTCACCGAGGCCCAGCGCATGCTGGGCGAAGTGGACGCCGTGCTCGCCGGCCTGGCGATGGAGGCAAACAACACTTGAAAATGTGGGCGCCACGCCCCATATTAGAAGTGAAGGGAGAAATGACCATGAAAGTTGACGGCCGAGAGGTCCACAAAAGCGTCACGGCGGCAAAGGTTCTCGAAGCGGCCGAGCGCTCGATGGTGTCGCTCGACAATCCCGGGTTCTGCATCGCGTGCGGTGCCGAGGCCGAGGGCTGCGAGCCCGACGCCCGCAAGTACGTGTGCGAGAGCTGCGGCGAACGAGCGGTGTACGGGGCGGAAGAATTGCTCCTGCACATCGCGTAAACGGAGGTCGCATCATGACCGAGCACCCGAGCTTCATTGCCGTCACCTACGACTCGATCGATGGCGTGCACAAGCGACGCAAGTTCAAAACCCTGGCACGGGCCCGAGCGTTCGCCACGCACTGGGTCGGCGAGCACCCGACGATCGGCTCGACCTACGCCGTGAGTGATGACGGCGTCGGCAGGATCATGGTCGACGGCGTGAGCCTCTTCACCCTGTTCGGCGAGAAGCCCTGGCCGACCAAGCAACCCGACGGGAGCTGGCTATGACATTCGAAGACATCGCATGGAGCAAGGCGCATTTCGAGATCATGGCCGACGGCGGGACGTGGGGCATTCCTCGCAGCGGACTAATCTTCCAGCGGCGCGGACAAACGCTCGTGCTCATGGCAACGCTGCCGCACGATCCGGGGATGCCGATTGATACTGCGGAGTTAAAGCGCCAACAAGACGCCGACTTCGAGATCATCAAGAAGCATTTCGGCGCTGCCGGTATCGAGGTGAAACGATGACCGCTGACCTGCACTTCACCGACCACGGCTCGATCTGGCTGATGGAGCCGCGCACCGAATTGGCGACAGCATGGATTGCCGAGCACATTCCCAACGACGCGCAACGCTTCGGCGACGCCATCGTGATCGAACCCCGTTACGTCGAGAGCATCGTTGAAGGCGCGACCTTCGATGGTCTCGTGTGTGTCAACCTCGGTCGCGCATTGGAAAGGCTACAATGAGCTGGAAACCCGAAGTGATCGCTGACTCGTCCGGTCAGTTTGTCGGCAACGCGTTGCGTTTCGCGACGCGCGAAGAAGCGGAGGCCTGGGTGCGCGATCTCTCGATGCGTTGGACCCTCGTGCGCGAGACCCGCGTGGTCGAGTGCGATGACCCGGTCACCGATCGCATCCTCTTCGAAGCGGATGGCTGGAGGCGCGTCTCGGTCGAAAGCACAAAGCCATGACCATCCGAGTCGGACAAGACAATCATTTCCGCCGCATGACGTGCTGCTGCTGCGGACGCTATGCGGGCACCTGGCGGCAGCATTGGAACCGCGACACCGGTTATGGCGTGTGTGCGGCATGCGTCAACTCGATGCGCGAACGCGGTGCGACCGAGGCCGAGATACTCGATCTCTACGGCACCGAGAACATGAACTGGGGAGCGATACCGTGAAACACTACACCACCAAGATCAGGCTGCGGCGCCGCACCGGGCTCGGCTCCCCGCATACTTACGAGGATGTGTTCTGCCAGGTTGACCTGACGATCGATGTCGATCGCCTGGCCGCCAGGCTCGGCAACAAAGCCATCGACAACAAGTCGCGCAAATCGAAGCTGGCGGTCGGCATCACCTGCGAGGTGCATCCGATCGAAGCACCAAAAACGGAGTTTGGAACGGTCAAAGCTTCCACGCTGGCCACTACCGGCCGGTGGGACGCGGCCTATAACCTGGCCGTGGTCGAGTGGCTTGAGGAGCACGGTCTCACGGAAACGCCCGAGAACGTGCAAACGGCAATGGCCGCGCTCAAAGAAAAGGAATGACCATGCTGATCGACAAAGCCGCGTTCCTTTCCCTGCGGGCGATCATGACGCGCCTTTACGATGATCGCCCCTTAACGGGTGACGAGCGGCGCGACCTCGCGAACAAAATGTTCGCCGTCCTTGACGGTGCAATCCCGATCACAGGAGAAACGCCATGACCGACTTCGCCGCCTGGAAGGCCTCGGTCGCCAAACTCCTGGCCGAGGTCGAGATCGATCCGCGAGCGATCAAGCACCGCGATTGGCGCAACGCGTTCATCGACTCGTTGACACCCGAGCAAGCGGCCGAGCGCCTCGCCGCGACCTACCTCAACCAACTGCCGGTGAAGGCGCGCATGAAGTTCCTCGGCATCGGCAAAGTGAAAGGATACTCACGATGAGCAGCGTGACCCATAGCGTGCGCGCCAAGACCGCGGAGGACTTGCGCGCGGCACTGATCCACGAGTTGGACCGCCGCATCGAAATGCTCCCGTACAAAGAGCGCAAGCGCGACCAGCTACGTGTCGATGGAGAGCGCGAGGCCTTCACCGACTTCCGCAACTTCCTCCAGGACTTGGAGATCGAGTCATGACCGCCCCTCGCTGCCGCTGGTGTGGCAGGCCGCTGCGTAAGCGCACGCGAAAAACGAACGTCCATGTCCGCAGGCCCGACTTCACGCGCACGCTTAGCAACGGCCAGTTCTGGCGCGACATCGAAGTGGACGAGCCGCTGCGCACGATCGAGGACGCGCAGCGGGTGACCGATCGGCCGATCGTTCACGTTAAGATGTTCGCTGAACTTGATGGCAGTAAGTCGATCGCTTGGATTCACGATTGGGACGGCACGAGCTACGAGACACGCTACGACTTCTTCTGTACCAACAATTGCGCTGCTCAGATGGGCCGCTCGGCTGCGCGTGACCACAACCTGATCGGCCCAGGATACGGGAAGGCCCGCAAATGAAACTCACCGCCATCACCTTCGGCGCGCCACCCACAGCCGAGTGCCATCACTTCGTTAATGGCCTGTGCACGACGTGTGGCGAGGCCTTCGCCCCCCTGGAAATTGCGGGCAAAAAGTCCTATATTAATGGTGGAGGAAGAATGACGACGAGACCCACGGTCAACGAAACGATCGAGTTCATCCAGCGGGCCCACGCCGGCCAGGTTGACAAGGCTGGCGAGCCGTTCTGGCTGCATCCGCTCTCGGTCATGCACCGGCTCGGGCCCGACGCCAGCGACGAGGCCCGCCAGGTGGCGCTGCTGCACGACGTGATCGAGGACACCGAATTCACCGCCGCCGATCTCCTGGAGCGCGGCTACTCGCGCGCAGTGGTCGAGGCGGTCGAGCTGCTGACCAGGCCGCCGACCGAGGCGCGGCTGGCCGGCACCCCGGCGGGCGTGACCTACCTCGACTGGATCAGATCGATCGCGGCATCCGGCAATGCGCTCGCCATCGCGGTGAAGATTGCCGACTGTGAGGACAATGCGGACGAGCGGCGCGAGCTGCCCGAGGCCGCCAGGTATTTGCGGCGCAGATACGTGAGAGCGCTGCGCATCCTGCGCGGCGAAGAGAGGAACTTATGACCCCGGAACTCAAAGAGCTGATCACCAACGCATCGCGCCTGATCGAGAAGCAATTCAAGCACCGCGGCCAGGTATTCCCGATGTGGCACGCGGTGCCGATGCAGGGCCCCGAGCTAGTGTTCACGCCACCGTGCGAGAACAAGAACGAAGCGATGGCCATGGTGCGCGCGCTGTTCGATCTCAACGACGTGGTGCGCTGCGTTTACATCGACGAGGCGTGGATGGCCGGCGAGTTGACCACAGCGGAATATGCCCAGGCGCAAGAGCACGGTGTCGCCTCGCTGAAGAAGAAGCGCGAGGAGATCGTCATGTTCTTCGGCGAGGACCGCGACGGCACGACGCTGGCGCGGCGCGCAATCATCCGGCCGAAGGGCAAGAAGCCCTATCTCGGTCCGCTCGAAATCTTCCCCGAGGGTGATAGCAATGCGTTCGCTGGGCGCATCTCGCACATGCTGCCAACTCGCATGAAAGGGACGATCCAATGACCGACGAGCAAAAGCGGCGCGTCGAGTTGCTCACACGGCTGACCAAGCGGCTCGGGCTGACGCCGACCCAGTTCCCGGTGTTCGGCGAGGTCGATGCGCGCACGCCCTCGCGGTGGCGTGCGGGCGAGGGCATCGTGCCGGCCCCGCTGTTGATGCTGCTCGCCGTGATGGCGCGCTATCGCGTGACGCCCGACCAGGCGCGCGCGATCGCCAAGCTCGATCCGATCCCCGAGGCGCGCCCGCGTGGCCGCCCAAAAACCAAGGAGCTGTAAATGATCGAACTCGGATTTTTTCTGATACTCTGGCTTGTCGGCTCGGTCGTCGTCGGCATTGCCGCGGCAGCTCGCGGCCGGTTGGGTGTCGGCTGGTTCGTGCTCGCCATGCTGCTCTCGCCACTGATCGCCGGATTCATGCTGATACTATTCCCGGCGCTCGCGGATCACCGCG